CAAAAAAAATAAAAAAATTTAATTTGGGTGTTGGTTCGTAGGGCCAGTGATTTTCTTTATTAACTGTCTTAGAAGAGGCCACCTCCGAAATCTTCACCTATGATATAGAGGTTTATATCCCTCACCAAATCACCCAAATACTTTTGGGGGGCGTGGGACTTGCCCGACTTTGCCACCCCCAAAACTTTTTACCAAGAACAATCGTAGCCGATTTGCCGACCCTCTTTGACTTGTTCTTTAGCCCATTTTAAAAACTCTTCATCTTGGGCTTTGTATTCTTTAACTTGTTCCTCTTGGAATTGCTGACCCCAAAAGAACCCATCACTAGCGAAACAATCCCAATAACCATTTTTAATTTGTTCCTCTAGTTCCTTGATTAGATCTTCATTAATTGTAACACCACCTTGACCACCATTAAAACCCAGATGTTGCAGGTCGTCATGTGTATTGTGATCTTGATCTTTTTTCTGTTTATTGAATTGTTTAGCAAAGAACACCTGTAGGCGCGCGTGCTTTCTCCAATAAAACTTTTCATGAACTTCGCCTTTACTATCTCGAAGTCCTGCGTATTGATCTAGTCCCATTTTCTTTCTCCTTTGTTGATTTGCTCAAGCTTATCAAATCCTAGAATATCTTACAACAAAATAATTTAGTTCAAACGCTTATTTTTTTTGGGAGGGCCCACCCAAAAAAAAAAACAAAATCCTAGTTTAGAATTAATCTAAACTAGGATTTTTCATCAAGGACAGATGAAACTATAAATTAGGTTGAGATTGATTATTAAATTCTTCTTCAGTAATTTCAATCTCTCTATTGGAAACCATGTTTTTCCAAAAGTAAGTCATATCGTAGCCTGTACCACCACCCCAATTATATCTTCTTCTTTTTGCCCACGCATTTTCTTCTGTTAAGATATAGGGCTCAGTAATCCGACCACTAATATTATCTATGGCTCTATTCATAAAATCTTCCGACCAATCATTATAACAATTAAGTGAGCAGAAATTTCCACCCCCATAATAAAATGATGATCTTCTTCTAGTTTGATTTGTACGATTGTCTTTAGAACCTCGTTTCCTGTCCTTTGTGTCATAAGTATGGCACTTATGACTTTGGCAATATTTTAACGCCATTTCTGTCCTTTCTGTTTGGGTTGAGTATTCCACTCTGGAACTACCTCTCAACCCAATACTTGTTTAGTTGTTAAGTTTTTTTAAATAACAGATTTTAATATAATATCCTATTGACAAATTACAAGACTTAAATTAAATTAATTTTAAATTAACCAATAAAAAAGAAAGAGGACAAATGGCTAGAATAAGACTTAACCAAGAATACCGAAACAAAATTGCAAATAGAATAAAAGTACATTTGCAACAAGAGGACACTCAAGAAAAAAGAAAGTATGATACTTTGAAAGCAGATCAAATTGATATCAACGATCAAGCTTGGAGTGTTGCAGAAAAAATAGTAAGACGACATTATACAGAAGAAGATGTTGAGAAAGCTTACTACTTACAAAACAAGTTTGAAAATGTTTCAACGATTGCAAAAGATAGTTGCTTTCATTTTCATTACATGGGTAATAAAGAAAAAAGTGATTATGACGGAAACATCACTATTGAAGAAAATGTACCAATAGAAAAACATTTTGATTTTAGATTAAATGGCGACATTGATACCGACAACAATTATTCTTCTAATAGAGATCAAAGTTATGGGTTTGCTTTGTTTAGAGATGAGATCAATGCTCAAGAAGATTGCAACGCAGATATTTTAATTGAACAAGCTGACAAAGACGACAACCCACACAAAAGAAAATTTGTTGAGAACAACGAAAAATATTTGGGTTTATCTGGTGGCAGAAATAACGAAACCAAATATGGTAAAGAGTGGAACGACAAATATAAACTTGATTTAATTGGTCGTGATTATTGTAGAGATCGTTCTATTGCGTGTGAGAAAGAGGAGTTTGATTTTTTAATTTCTTGGAAACAACAGAAATCAGCTTTTGTTATGGCTCATACTAAATGGATTGAAAGTATCTTGAAACAAATGAAAGAAATCAAGTTAGGATTAAAAGGTTATAAATGGTTAGATGAGGCAGTTGAACTATCAACCGAACTTGGATTAGATATTCAAGAGGCAGAAATAATTAGAACCAATAGTACAGGGCTAGTTATTTATAATCCGAAAAATCTAGCTGAAAGAATAAAAGGTATGAAAAATACTGAAAAAACTAGAGAGCAGAAGATAGCAGAAAGAGTTGCATATATGCAACAACAACAAAAAAATGTGGATAACCTAAATTAATTTGTTGTTTAACTATGGGATTAATATATATTAATCCCATAACCACAAGGTTATAGAAAGCGAGAATAAATGATAAATAATAAACCTTTTGTTATTACTTACTATTCAGCAAGTGATAAGAAAACAATAACAAGAAATGCATTATGGACAGACAAATGCAGATATTGGTTATCAAAATCTGGTCGTATGTTAATGACTTATTTTGATATTGACGCAGATGGTTATAGAACTGCGTCGGACACATGGAGTATTAAATTATGATAGATCAAAAATACTTCATTATTGAAAAAGAAATCTTTTTGGGTACACCAAAATATTCTATCCATAAAGGTAAGATGTATGATTTAAAAACTGCAACAAGAATTTTAGTTGCACTTGATACATTAAACGAGGACAGGGAAAGATATTCTCATCACTTACAAGAAGTGGATAAAGGTATGTTGCCTTTAGTTTTAACTGATGAAGTGAAAGAGGAACAATCGGAAATGCCTTTCTGATTTGATCTCGCAGTAGGGTTTGTGGTTTAGGTATGAGCCACAAATCCTACAAACTCTTACAGGGTATGCATAAACAACATATGTTGTAATTGCATAGTGTGTACCGATAGAGGTACCACTACATCTTGTGTTTTTGCTTGAAAATTCCGGGAGGGCCCACCCTAATCTGTAGTAGGGGTCCCAAGTATGTACATATATGTAAGATTTAGACTCTTATAGCCAAGGTTTCAAAAATAGGTTATATAAAAAATATTATAAAAAATTTTATGGAAAATTTTTCAGGACTGACTCCAGAAGAAAGAGCACGACTTTTGGATCTAGAAAAGAGTGTAGAATTAGATAAAGCAAAACCAAAGATCAAAAAAGACTTTTTGAGTTTCGTCAAATACGTTTGGCCCGAGTTTATTGAAGGTTCTCACCACAAAAAAATTAATAAAAAATTTAATGATCTCGCTAGCGGGAAAATTAAAAGACTGATCATTAACATGCCGCCAAGACACACTAAGTCGGAGTTTGCCTCATACTTACTCCCGGCATGGATGGTTGGCCTCGATCCCCGGTTAAAGATCATTCAAGCAACACACACGGCAGATCTAGCAATAGACTTTGGTCGTAAGACCAAGAACCTTGTGGACCAGGAAAATTACAAACAACTATTTGATACACGTCTGATGGAAGATAGTCAGGCAGCAGGGAAATGGAAAACCGAACAAGGAGGCGAATACTTCGCAGCCGGTGTTGGTGGAGCAATTACAGGTCGTGGTGCTGATCTTTTAATTATTGATGATCCGCACAAAGAACAAGATATTAAAAAAGATAGTAAGTCGTTTGATAAAGCATGGAATTGGTATACGTCAGGTCCACGTCAACGTCTTCAACCTGGTGGACGTATTGTAGTGGTAATGACTAGATGGTCTACAAAAGATATTACCGGACAATTAATCAGGGCTCAGGGAGAAGAGAACTCTGACCAATGGGAAGTTGTAGAACTACCAGCGCTACTACCGGATAATAAACCTGTTTGGCCGGAATACTGGACTAGAGAAGAATTAGAGAAAACCAAAGCATCTATTCCAGTTAACAATTGGAATGCTCAGTATATGCAACAGCCAACCGCTGAAGAAGGTGCAATTTTAAAACGTGACTGGTGGCAAAACTGGGAAGGTAAAGATCCACCACAATGTGATTTTATAATTCAAAGTTATGACACAGCTTTTCTTAAAAAAGAATCTGCTGACTTTAGTGCTATTACTACTTGGGGAGTCTTTAAAGATGATGATGGTAGGGCTAATATAATATTACTCAATGCTTTCAAAGATCGTTATGAGTTTCCAGAACTTAGGAAAGTTGCTCATGAGGAGTATTTGTATTGGCGGCCTGATATGGTAATCGTAGAGTCTAAGGCCTCTGGTATCCCTCTAACCCATGAATTAAGAGATATGGGAATCCCCGTAATTAACTTTACGCCGAGCCGAGGAAATGATAAACATGCTAGAGTAAACTCAGTAGCACCGCTTTTTGAGATGGGTATGATTTATGCTCCTATGCATGAACACTACGCTCAAGAGGTTGTGGAAGAGTGCGCATCATTTCCGTTTGGAGATCACGATGACTATGTCGACTCCACAACACAGGCAATTATGCGTATTAAACAAGGTGGCTTAGTTCGTAATAAAGATGCATATGAAGACGAACCTTTGCCGGACAGAAGTAGATTAGAATATTATGGCTAGAAAAGAGGTAGTAAATCAAATTGTAAAACTTTATCAAAAGCTTGGTGGGAACGTATCTGACGTTTTAGGTACTAAAACCAATGTTAGCTTTATTGGTAAGGGTGAGCCTGAAATATTAAAAATGGATTTAAACACTAATGCACTAGGTGCATTACCTCAGTCTAAAGCACTTGAAGAATTAAAAGACTCAGTCAGCTTTGCTGCTGGAGATAAATTAAATGATCTTCAAGCGGGCAAATTATTAGAGAATATGTCCAAGATGGATGAGTTCTATAACCCTGCTGCAGCGCCAGCGAACGTAACAGATCTTGCAACAAGAACTAGAAACTTAGATGCAGAAGGTATTATGACTTTAAGAAGAGGAGGAGATCCGACAAAATATAAACCAGGTGATCCAATCACATCAGAAAATTTTGCAGCAACAGGATTTGCTCCTGACAACACTGCTCTAAGACGAGCAAGAGAATTATCAGACGATCTACCACCTCCAGGTTCACGTGGTGGACCAGATGATATTGCAGCGCCATTTACAGGTGCAGGTTTAGAGGCAATCAAGTCTGTTAAGAACAATAGTTTAATTGTAGATGACTTAGTAGATAAAGTTTATCAAATGTCGGGAGTTGCAGAAAATGCAAAACCAGTAGCAAGAGCAAACGCTAGAGATTTTTTAAATAGGGTAAAAGACTTAGAAGACCCAGAGTTTCCAGGTGGCACAACTTTATCAGGTGTTATGGAACCAGATGATTTAAAATTTGCAACCGAAGGTGGCGGTGGTGGATTAGGTGATCCACTATTACTTGTTCAGAAATATTTTGGACCAAAGGTTGCATCAGCAGTTGCAAGATTAGATTCACCAAATGATATACAAGAGTTTGCAGAAAATTTAGTTAAAATAAAAGATGCAAAAGGTAATTCAGTAACTAGTAGATTCTTTGATCCTGACTTAATTAATCCAAATGATTTCGAATTTGCAGACGGCGGACGTGTACCTATGTTTGCTGGTGGTGCCGCAAGAATTGGTTATCAAGCTTTACGTAAGTACGGTATCGAAGCAAAAGATATTTCAAGATTGTTTGCAAGTCTAGGATCCGACAAAAGTTTAGTTGGAAAAGAAAAAACAGAATATTTTAGAAACCTGCACAAGGTATTAAAAAATCCTGATGACTACCCAGATGGCATTAGAGAAATACAAATACAATTAGGCATAGACATTCCAGGACTTAAAAGCGGCGGTCTTGCCGGCATCCTGGAGGTGTAATGGCTCTTAAAATAGAAACTAAAGGTAAAACTGTCGAACCAAGTATTTATGAAAGAACTTTTACCGATGGCTCTAAAAAATACTATGCTGGTCCTCAACGAAAATATAAAATGTTTCGTCAACCTCTCAGGGACTCAATAGAAGAAGCAAGAGATGATTTAAGAAAATTTAATATACAAAACCCTAAAGCAAAAACAATTATAGAAAAACAAGCAGAAGCTGTAGCTGAAAGAGGAGGGACTTTAGTAGATAATCCAAAATTAAATAAAGCAGTTAAAGATGCAAAGCTAGAGTTAAAAAACTATTATTCAAAAATAAAGGTAATTCATGTACCTAGTCTTATAAACAAGCATTTAGGAACAGATGCAAAGCCTAGTTCAATAACAAAATTTAAAAACGAGATAATACCTGAAATTAAAAAAATAGGTATGGTTCAAACTTCTACATTAAAAGGTTTTAAGGCCTTGAGAGACTACCAACTTGCTCCCAGTATAAAAAAAGGAACAACCCCAAAAATAGCAGAAAAATATGGTTTAGATAAAAAAGTTTTTGAAACTGCAATTAAATCTGCAGACGTAGCAGTACCTGGTTTTAGAAGAAAGATACCTTTAAAATTTGGTGATGAAGCTGAAAGAAAAAGAGCTGCTAACAAAAAGGAAGTTGCTGCTCAAAGAAAATTTAGTCAAGCTACAATGGAGAAATTTTATTCAGGACCAAAAGATTCTGGAATTCAAAAAAGTCACATGGGTGATAAATTTTTTACAGAGGTGACTGCAAGAAATTTGGGTTACGCTCCAGCTGTTATAAATCAAGAAGCATTAAAAGAATTTGATGGAAAATTAAGATCCTTAAAAAAGAAACAACTACGACTTATAAAAAACAAACCGAACAACTGGAAACAAAAACTAGAAGAAGCAAATGTCAAAGGTATGAGGCTTGCCGCAGAAAGCGGTGGATACAAGACTTTTGAAACTATAGACCCCTATACTTTAAAAAAATATGAGTATGGTGTTGATCTACGAAAAACAATAGATCCATTGGATTTAACTGAAGGAGCTAGTTTAAAAGAGATTAAAAAATCGCAAACACTTAAAGATTTAATAGAGTTAAATAGACCTATGTCTATGGAACTTCAGAAAAAAGCAAATAAGATGATTCAAGGAGCTGATAAACTATCTCAAAGAGAACAATTAGTTTTATGTAGTTTATTGTCTCGTGGTGGTTTACCTGGAGATTGTAGGGCTGCAATTCAAAACGATCCAGTAAAAGCAGCACAGGTTTTTGATGAAGCACCTAACACTAGTGGTGCTATGCAAAAAGTTAAAAATGCTGCAACAGGTTTCTTAGGATTCTTAAAAGGCCCTGGTCCAAAAACATTTGGTGCCGGTGCAGCTGTAGGAACTGCAATAGGATTAGTCAAAGCATTTAGAAACGATGATCCAACAACTTATTTATCAAACGAAGATCAACAGAAAAGTATGTTAGTAGATATGGCAACACAACCTATCACAACAGACTTTGAAAGACCTGCAATATTAGATTATCAACTACCTGCATTGGGTGCAACACTTGCAGGAACAACAGCGCTTTCCGCGCCATCAACTATCAAAGCAAGTAAATCAAGAGCACTTGGTATTGAAAGAAAACCAAAAGGTGCAATTAAAACAGGTTTAAGAGTTTTAGGTAGGGGACTAGGAGTTGCAGCATCACCTGCATTACTAGCACCGTTTATGGCTGGAGATATTGCTAGTCAAGTTGCAGAAGGAGATTCAATTACAGATATTGCAACAGATCCACTAAACTATACGTACCCAATATTTGCTGAACAAACGGATAAATTAACTAGAGGGTTAAATCCATCACTTAGAAAAGCTGCTAGATTAGGTTTACCAAAAGTAGCTCTTAGAGGTATCTCTAGACTAGGAATAGGTGGACTAGGTGCCTCTTTAGCTATACAAGGATTAGGACTATTAGATGATTAAAAAATTAACAACCACAATCCCACCTCTTAGAGGACCTAACCCACAAGGGTTGAATGTTCCTGAAAAAAAGATTATAGTAGTAAAGAACTCGGAGAAAAATAATGGCAGATATAGACAAAGCTTTACCAAACGTAGAGCAGGAAATAAAATTACCTAGTGAAGAAGAGATAGCAGAAGCTTCTCAAGACAATATTGAAGAACAAGTTGGACCAGAAGATGTTCAAGTTGAACAAGACGAAGACGGTGGTGCTACAATTACTTTTGATCCTGAAGCTGTAAACCAGCCAGGAACTAACGAACATTTTGATAACTTAGCAGACCTATTACCTGAAGATGTTTTAGGTAGATTAGGTTCTGAACTTTTTGAAAACTACACACAGTACAAAGCATCTAGAAAAGATTGGGAAGATTCATATACAAAAGGTTTAGATTTATTAGGATTTAAATATGAGACAAGATCTCAACCATTCTCAAATGCAAGTGGTGCAACACACCCTGTATTAGCAGAAGCAGTAACGCAGTTTCAAGCGCAAGCTTACAAAGAATTACTTCCAGCGACTGGTCCAGTACACACTCAAATTATGGGTATACCTTCGAGGCAAAAAGAAGAGCAGTCAACGAGAGTAAAAAATTTCATGAACTATCAACTCATGAACGTGATGAAAGAGTATGAACCCGAGTTCGATCAGTTACTTTTTTATCTCCCTCTTAGCGGCTCTGCTTTCAAGAAAATTTATTACGATGAAATTCTTGACAGAGCCGTGTCTAAATTTGTTCCGGCAGATGACCTGATAGTTCCATACACTGCAACATCTTTAGAAGATGCAGATTCAATCGTGCATGTTTTAAAAATGTCAGAAAATGAATTAAGAAAAAAACAAGTGTCTGGTTTTTATAGAGACATAGAAATTACACCAGGCTATGCACAAGAGTCAGAAGTAGAAAAAAAAGAAAGAGAACTTGAAGGAGTTAAAAAAACTAGAGACGAACAAATGTTCACTATTCTAGAAGTACATACAAATATTGATCTAGAAGGTTTTGAAGATAAAGACATGGAGCAAAACCCGACAGGAATTAAACTTCCTTACATTGTAACTTTAGATACATCGTCAAGAGAAGTTTTGTCAATTAGAAGAAACTTTAAACCTGAAGATCCAACAAAAAGTAAAGTAGAATATTTTGCACACTTTAAATTTTTACCGGGTCTAGGTTTTTATGGTTTTGGTTTAATCCACATGATCGGTGGATTATCACGAACTGCAACGAATGCACTTAGACAATTATTAGACGCTGGTACGTTTTCAAATATGCCAGCTGGATTTAAGCAAAGAGGTATTCGTGTTAGAGATGAAGCGCAATCGATTCAACCTGGAGAGTTTAGAGATGTAGATGCACCTGGAGGAAACATCAGAGACGCATTTATGCCTTTACCTTTCAAAGAACCATCAGCAACATTATTACAATTAATGGGAATAGTGGTTCAAGCAGGACAACGATTTGCCGCCATTGCTGACATGCAGGTCGGTGACGGCAACCAACAGGCCGCTGTTGGAACGACCATTGCTCTTTTAGAACGTGGTTCCAGAGTCATGTCAGCCATACATAAAAGATTGTATGTGGCACTTAAAAAAGAATTTGTATTGTTAGCTGACGTATTTAAAACATATCTTCCACCAGAATATCCGTATGACGTTGTAGGTGGACAAAGAAATATTAAGGTTGCAGACTTTGATGAAAAAGTAGATATCTTACCTGTTGCAGATCCAAACATATTCTCACAATCACAAAGAATAAGTTTAGCTCAAACAGAATTACAACTTGCGATGTCAAATCCACAAATGCATAATTTGTATGAAGCTTATAAAGATATGTATTCTGCAATTGGTGTAAAAGATATTAATAGAATCCTACCACCACCTCAACAACCAATGCCAATGGATCCAGCATCTGAAAATATTATGGCAATGAGTGGTAAACCTTTTCAAGCATTTAAAGGTCAGGACCACAGAGCACATATAACTTCACATTTAAATTTTATGGCAACTAATATGGCTAAAAATAATCCTGTAATTATGGGTGCATTACAAAAAAACATCTTTGAACACATTTCTTTAATGGCGCAAGAGCAATTAGAAGTAGAGTTCAGAGAAGAAATACAACAATTAATGCAAATGCAACAAATGGCACAACAAAATCCACAGATGGCACAGAGTCCTGAAATTCAACAACAGATTATGCAGTTAAGTATGGGTATTGAAGCAAGAAAAGCTAAGTTAATTGCTGATATGACTCAAGAGTTTAAGGAAGAAGAAAACAAAATCATGGGTGATTTTGGAAATGACCCTATTGCAAAACTAAAAGCAAGGGAATTAGACCTTAGAGCTATGGATAACCAACAAAAACACGACCAAGCTGATCAAAGATTAAACTTAGACAAGTCAAAAGCTATGATGAATCAAGGTAATCAAGAAGATAAGCTTGAACAAAACGAAGAATTAGCTAAACTAAGAGCTAATACGTCTATTGAAAAGACAATTTTAAGTAAAACAATTCCATCAGCACCGAAAATGGGTGAAATGCCTGGAAATGTTGCTATAATCAGAAGTAGAGGAGAATAAATATGAAAAAAAATAAAAAAAACAGTCACGCAGGCATGACTCATGTAGATCATGACATGTTCTTGAATAAAGACGGTTTACTAAACGGCGGAGTAGAAGTTGAGGTGTCAAACCCTACTGAAACTCAATCAGTTCAAGTAAAAGGTCAAAGAAGAATGCTTGCAGAAAAGAAAAGCAAAGCAGATTGGTACTAACATGTGGTTTCAGGCAATTAAATTAGCCGTTTCTGCTGGAAGTAAAATTTATGCTAACAAGCAGAAAACTAAAATGGCTATGTCAGATGCACAATTAATGCACGCATCTCGTATGGCCGAAGGAAAAGAAGCTTACCAAGGTAAATTATTAGAAGCACGTCAATCGGACTGGAAGGACGAGGCGGTTCTTGTAATTTTGTCGGCGCCCATCGTAATTTTGGCGTGGGCAGTCGTATCAGAAGACCCAACAGCGATGGACAAAGTAAAATTGTTCTTTGATATGTTCTCTACGCTCCCGTCATGGTTCACTAATCTTTGGATTCTTGTCGTGGCGAGCATTTATGGTATAAAGGGTACACAGATTTTTAAAAATCACGGAGGAAAAAAATAATGGCAAAGAAAAAACTAAAAAAACTTCTTAAAGGTTTAGGAATTGGTGCCGCTTTGTTAGGTGCCGGTAAAGCTTTAATGAATAAAAAATCTACAGCTAATGTAAATAGCGGAAGAGGTGGAACAAGTTCTAGCGCTATAGCTAGACAACTAGCTAATATGGAAGAACCTGTATATCAAGATGACATAATGAGAGGAGGATCTGGTGTTAAAAACATGAGAAAGATTCCTGGAATGATGGTTGAAGGAGATAGATACAGTATATTAGACAGCATGGGTTTTAAAAAAGGTGGTAAAGTTAGAAAAACTAAAAAGGGCGGTAGAGCTGTAAGAAAAGCAAGCCGTAGTAAGAAAAAATAATGAAACCAAAAAAGAAAATACCTGCCGGTAAAAAAGGTAAAGGCATAAGAGCTCTTAAAAAGAAAGCACCACAAGTTGCAAAACGAATGGGGTATAAAAAAGGGATGAAAGTCTGTGGCTAAACTTTGTGCAAAAGGTAAGGCAGCAGCCAAGCGTAAATTTAAAGTTTACCCCTCGGCGTACGCAAACATGTACGGCTCTGCTGTATGTTCTGGTAAAATAAAACCAGGTGGAAAGAAAAAGAAAAAATCCAAGAGAAAATAATGGCTGAAGGTGGTCTAAGAAAATGGGTCAAAGAGAAATGGGTGGACATCGGAGCACCGAAGAAGAACGGGAAATATCAACCTTGCGGGAGAAGCAAAGGCTCAAAGAGGAAATATCCAAAATGCGTCCCACTTGCAAAAGCCACACGAATGACAAGCTCACAAAAGGCGAGTGCTGTCAAACGAAAAAGAGCAGCTGGTAA